GATATTCACGCTTTTCAAGAATGTTGCAGATGGTGGAAGAACCCCAGCCGTACACATCTTTGAAAGTCTTGTTTTTATTCACACCCTCGCCGTGTTGGGCAAGGTAAGCAGACGGAATAAGCACCTTTTCCGATTTCAGTTTGGATAGGTTACAATTAACTGGACAGATTTTTTAAGGTCATATAATCTATAATAAATACACGAAGGAGCACTCTTTATGACCGAACAAAAACAACGACGAAAACCTCGCAAATATACAGATGAATTTAAACAGCAACTGGTGGAACTATATCGTTCCGGCAAACGCAGATGTGATATCTGCCGTGAATATGACATTGCTACTTCCCTGTTTGACAAGTGGGTAAAGCAGGCATCCAATTCCGGTTCTTTCCATGAAAAAGATAACCGGACTCCGGAGCAGGAAGAACTGATCCGGCTTCGGAAAGAAAACCAGCAGTTAAGAATGGAAAATGATATTTTAAAACAAGCGGCGCTGATCTTAGGACGAAAGTAAATGTGATTAAAGCAAATGCCCACAAATACTCTGTATCAGCAATGTGTCGCGTCCTACAGGTAAACAGAAGCACCTATTATTATGAAGCAGCAGCAAAAAAAGATGAATCAGAACTCACTGCAGACATTCAGGAAATTTTTAGAAAAAGCCGGAACCATTATGGTACACGAAAGATCAAGAAAGAACTGGCTGATTGCGGGAAACAGGTATCAAGACGCAGGATTGGACGGATTATGAAACAGGAAGGTCTGGTATCAAGCTATACTACAGCACAGTTTAAACCGCAAAAAGACAGATGTAATGAATCAAAAGTAGAGAATGTGTTGAACCGACAATTTCAAAACCAGCCATACCGCAATGTAGTGGTAAGTGATTTGACCTACGTAAGGGTAGGAAACCGCTGGAATTATATTTGTGTACTGATTGATCTTTTTAACAGGGAGATTATTGGATACAGTGCAGGAGAACATAAAACAGCAGAACTTGTAAAACAGGCATTTATGAAAGTAGACGGAAATCTGTCGGAAATCCATATTTTCCACACAGACCGTGGAAATGAATTTAAAAACGAGACAATTGAAGAACTGTTAGAAACGTTCCATATGGAACGCTCCCTGAGCCATAAGGGATGTCCTTATGACAATGCAGTGGCAGAAGCTACGTTCAAGATTATAAAAACAGAATTTGTATGGAATGAAACATTCCATACGCTGGAAGAACTGAAGATAAAACTATGGGATTATGTAAACTGGTATAATCATCACCGCATACATTCTTCCTTAGGGTATCAAACGCCTGTACAATATCGGAAAAATAACCTAAAAAAATTTGTCTGAAAAAGTGTTGACAATCCAAATCCAGATGTTGCACAGTCGGTTGTTGATATGATTCCGCTTTATCTTTTGGAAGGAAAGGCAGAGGGTGTCCGTGGTGATATTGCCTTTGCACAGTCCTGTCTGGAAACAGGTAATTTTGGATTCTCCGGTTCTGCAGTTACACTCGACCAGAATAATTTCTGCGGCATGGGAGTGACTTCAAATGGAATGAAAGGAAATCCCTTTGATACACCACAGCTTGGTATCAGGGCGCAGGTTCAGCATTTGAAAGCCTATGCTTCCACAGTGGATTTAAAGAGTGAATGTGTTGATCCACGCTTTAAGTATGTCACAAGAGGCTGTGCGGAATATGTGGAGTGGCTTGGACAGAAAGAAAATCCAGACGGAAAGGGGTGGGCAGCAGGAGCCGGATATGGTGCAAAGATTATTACAATCTTAAATACAATGATTGGAATTAAGAGCGAGACAACAGAACCGGAGGAAGTCTGGTATCGTGTGCGTAAGACATGGACAGATGCCGCCACACAGAAGGGTGCATTTCACAGTTTGGAAAATGCCAAGAGGTGTGCGGATGAAAATGAGGGATATTCCGTATTTGATGAATCAGGTAAAGTGATTTATTCCAATGATACATTTACACCGTATCTTGTGAGAGTATCCATCGAAGATTTGAACATCCGCAAGGGTCCGGGAACAGACTACGATAAAACAGGTAAGTACACCGGAAAAGGTGCTTTCACTATTGTGGAAGAAGCAGAAGGCAAGGGTGCGAGCCTTTGGGGGCTTCTGAAATCTTATCAGAAAAATCGTGACGGATGGATTTCACTGGATTATACCGAGAGGGTTTAGAAGCAAGCCGGACAGAGACAACAGGTTTCTGTCCGGCTGCTTTTTTCGGCTCCTGACAAGTTTGGACAGAGTGAAAAAAGAGTGGGTGGAAACCGTAGAATTGCTTGACTTTACAGGGATTTAGAGTGATTTATATACTACCAAAAACGAAAGGAGTACTTATTTATATGGTGATTGCAGGAACGATAAATAGAGTAGCTTTTTACTGCAGAGTCAACCATCGTGACAGAGACTATGAAAAATATCTGGACGATGTAATGAGACGGTTGGAAGAAGAATATGGAAAACAGAAATGGGATTTGCAGATATTCTTTGAGGAAGCTTCAGGAGCCGACCCGAACAGAAAAGAATTTAATCGTCTGAAAGCGGAAATCGCAGCAAAGAAGATAGATGTGGTGGTTACCATGAGGGCTGCCACGATTGCCCGTAACTGGGGACAGTTTATGGAGTTCATGCTGATTTGCAGTAAGAAAAATGTGGAAGTGGTGTGTATTGACAAGGTAGAGGATGCGCAGGCCATTTTCCGAAGAATTCAAGAGTTTAAGAAAAGGTTTTTTGAAGGAAGTGATGTAACGTGCGAGTAAAAGTGATTAACAAACGACCAGCTTCGGTCTTACAAAAGAAAAGGGTTTGTGCTTATGCCAGAGTTTCCACAGACAGCAGAAGACAGGAAGACTCTCTTGAAAACCAGATGGAAACTTATGAGAGAATGATTACCGGAAATCCGGAATATGAATTTATCGGAGTATTTGCTGATCAGGGCATATCCGGTTATTGTGAGAACCGCCCACAGTTCCAGAGAATGATGGAAAAGGCAAGGGCAGGAGAGATTGACTTAATTATTACAAAATCCATATCGAGGTTTGCTAGAAATACCGTCACCGTTCTAAAGTTCGCAAGGGAACTGAAGGAACTGGGTGTCGGTATTTTTTTTGAAGAACAGAACATTAACACTCTATCAGGGGACGGTGAGATGATGCTTGCCGTCCTCGCTTCTTTTGCACAGGAAGAAAGCAGAAGCATGAGTGAAAACAATAAATGGTCCATTCGGAAGAAGTTTGAGAGAGGAGAAGTGATGATTACCACATCCCGCTTCCTCGGTTATGACAAAAACGAATATGGAGATTTGATTGTGAACAGAAAGGAAGCGGAAATTGTCAGTCTGACTTTTGACCTTTATCTGCTGAATGTCGGCTCGTCAAGGATTGGGGAGCTGCTTGATTACCTGGGCGTGAAAACAGTGACGGGAACAACATGGGAGAGCGGGACCATCAATGGGATGCTTTGCAATGAAAAGTACAAAGGGGATTTTCATCTGCAGAAGTATTACACCCCTGAAAACAAAAGAAACCATACAAGGAAAAACAACGGAGAAGTGCAGAGTTATTACATTTCGGAAAATCACGAACCAATTGTATCGCCGGAGGTATGGGAAAAGGTGCAGGAAGTCAGGGAACAGAGAAAGCGTGACAGGAATATCGGGCAGGACAGCACAATGAAGTTCCAAAACCGCTATCCCTTAAGCGGAATGCTGATTTGCCCTTACTGCGGAAAAACACTCCGGCGCAGACAGGTTTACAAGAAGAAAATCCAATGGCTTTGCAGTACCTACATTGAAAAAGGAGTCAAGGCATGTAAAGGGATAAGGATTGATGATGCCGAATTGCAAGGTTTGAACATTACGGAACAGACAGTGATTGAGGAGGTGGTTAAAAATGGCAAGAAACATTACTGTTATACCAGCAAAGCAGATTTTGACTGCGGAATCAGGAACAGCACAGTCAGTGCAGAAATTGAAGATGGCAGCGTACTGCCGAGTGTCAACCGACCAAGAAGAACAGTTATTAAGCTATGAGAATCAGGTCAATTATTACACAAATTATATTAGCGAAAATCCTCTTTATGAATATGCAGGGACTTATGCGGATGAAGGAATTTCGGGAACCAATACCAAAAAGAGGGATGAATTCAACCGCATGATTGCTGATTGCAGGGCGGGGAAAATAGACATGATTATTACCAAGTCCATTTCCCGATTCGCAAGAAATACGCTGGACTGCTTGAACTATGTGCGAGAATTGAAAGATTTAGGGATAGGGATTATTTTTGAAAAGGAAAATATCAATACCCTCGATGCAAAGGGCGAAGTGCTGCTGACCATTCTTTCCTCACTGGCACAGGATGAGAGCCGGTCCATTTCAGAGAACTGCACATGGGGAATCCGTAGAAGGTTTGAAACAGGAAAACACAAAATGAGTACAAAGCGTTTTCTTGGCTACGATACGGATGAAACGGGGAAGCTGGTAATCAACAGGACACAGGAGCCGATTGTAATTCGGTTGTATCAGGAATTCCTGGACGGAAAAACAACCGATTACATCAAGAGGATTTTTGAACGAGAAGGCGTGAAAAATTGGGATGGCGGTACGAAGTGGCAGTCCACAACCTTAATGAGTATGTTGGAAAATGAAAAATACAAGGGTGATGCCTTGCTGCAGAAAAGTTATACGGTGGATTTCCTCACCAAGAAACGGACGCAGAACAAAGGGGAAATTCAGATGTTTTATGTGGAGGATGACCATGATGCCATCATTTCAAAGCGGATATGGGAATGTGTACAGCTTGAAATAAAACGCAGGAAAAAGTATCTGGAGGAGCATGGGACAAACTCCTATTCCCACCGGCCGGAAAGCAATCCATTTGCATCCAAGATAATTTGCGGAGACTGCAATAAGGTTTTTGCACGGAAAGGCTGGCGGAGCAGCACGGGTGTTGACCGTAAGGTATGGCAATGCAGTGAACGGTACAAGGTCAAAGGAGTCATGGGATGTGTCAATCGCCATGTGGAGGAAGAAACGCTGATAAAGGCTTATCTGATGGCTTGGAACGCATTGGTGGAGAACCGAGAGGATTTCATGGAGCAGTGGACAGAACAGCTGCAGAGCGAGAACCTATTGGAAGGTTATCGGGCAGAGAAGTTCATAGAATACACCGATGGAGCAGAACCTCTGACAGAGATGGATACGGACTTCATGCTGAAAACACTGGACCACATCAAGGTTTTTGAGGATGGAACATTGTTGGTGGTGTTCCTGGACGGAACGGAGATTGAATGTAAAAATGAAGAAGAGTAAGAAAAGATGCCGATTGGGAGTTGCGATTCCTGATCGGCTTTTTTTCTTGTTCTTTTGAAGATGGTAAAATAAATGGGAATATGGTAAAATAATGTAGAAATTAAGGTGTTGAGTATTTTTAATATATATAATTATACAAACCGTTACTTGCTACAGTTATTAGTGAGGATATGAATTGAAATTAATGAAGGGGTTGAAGATATGATTTTATCTGATAATGAAACCAAAGTTGATTTACTTAATAATGAAGCAATAGCAAAGACAATAGTTTCTCTTATTAAGGATAGTAAAGAACAACCGATTTCTATCGGTATTCATGGGGACTGGGGTGCTGGTAAATCCAGCATTCTTGAAATGGTAGAAAATGAAGTGAAACTGGCTTCTTCAGTGTCAGGAAAGAAGTATTCTTGTATCCGATTTAACGGTTGGAAACACCAGGGATTTGAAGACTCAAAAGTAGCTTTGATGAGTTCTATTATTTCAGAGCTTGAGAAGAAAGAGAAACTTGGCGTTAAGTCTGGGGAAATATTAAAAAAACTGTGGAAAAATATAAATTGGATGACTGTTGCTAAGACTGCGGGTAAAACCGCTTTAGGAATTGCGACAGGTACAGCACCGCTTACGTTATTATCTTCAACAATGGATATTTTAAAATCAACCGTAACTACAGAAGAGGGAATTGCTGGAGCAATTGAATCTATTGGAGGTTATTTAAGTGACGCAAAAATCACAGAGGACATATCAAGTAATAAAGAATTTTCAGAGTTTCAGGAAAATTTTGCCGAACTGCTAGAAGATGCAGCTATTGAGAAACTTATTGTTTTAATTGATGATCTTGACAGATGTTTACCTGATGTGGCGATTAATACGTTAGAGGCTGTAAGACTGTTTATGTTTACGGAAAAAACAGCATTTGTAATTGCAGCAGACGAGGGAATGATTCGCTATGCGGTTAAAAAACATTTTCCCGATGCAACAGATGAAAATAAGTTTAATGCAGGTGAGGCCTTTGCAAATAAGTATTTGGAAAAGTTGATTCAAGTTCCGTTTAGAATTCCAGCATTAGGTGAGGTAGAAGCGTGTATATACATAATGCTTCTTATGGTGGGTTCTGTTTTGCCAGATGAAAATGAAAACTATAAAAAGCTGAGAGAAGAGGGATTATCTAGAATCAGAAAGCCTTGGAATGTAGAAAGTCTTACGGTTGATGACGTGAAAGAAATTCTTGGAAATGATTATGAAAAGTCATCGAAGGAAGTATTAATTGCCACTCAAATATGCCATTTATTAGCACAAAATACAGATGGAAATCCTAGAAAGATAAAAAGGTTTGTAAATATGCTCTTGTTACGTTATGAGATTGCTAAGAATCGTGGCTTTGGAGACGAACTGGAACTTGCGATTTTGGCAAAGATGATGTTGGCAGAATACTATGAACCAGATTTTTATAAGGCATTACCTAATCATTTGGATTCTGAAGGGAAATGGGATGAAGTTCCTGAAATACTAGCTGATATAAAAACTATGGTCGAAGATAAGAAAACAGTAGAAGCAAAAGAGCGATGGTATGATTTAAACAAGATTTGGAAGTGGATTACTACAGAACCAGAAATTACAGATAAGGACTTAAGACCGTATTATTATGCATGTAAAGAAAAAATGGATTATTTTTCAGGTAAAACTTCTAAAAATGATCTATCAGAAATAGTTGAGCTACTTTTTAGAGATGAAATGATTATTGTAGGTCGTGTTGAAGATTTGAAAAATTTGACAAATCAAGAATCAGATCAAGTGTTCGGAATTGTTGCTCAAAAAATTATGGAAAAAGGGCAATTTGATATGAAACCAAAAGGGATTGATGGTTTGATTGTATTGGTACAGAATAAGCCGGAACTCCGTAAAAGTTTAGTTGATTTTATAGATGCTATTCCTGTAGATAAGGCTGGAGTGTGGATTATACATGGCTGGGATAAAGCAATTCCAAAAGATTGTGATGAAAGAAAAGGAGTAAATCAATATTTTGATAAATTGAAAAGCAGTGGGACGGCAATTGTTAAAGCAGCTTTAAAGAAGATGTGAGGTAATTAATAAATGGGAACATCAACACATAATGGAGGACAAAAAGGTGGAACACCTTTGGTACCGTCATGGTTAGAGCAACCAGATGTAAATCCACAAAATGAAAATGGACTTGGTCCCGATGGTAGTCAAATTCCACCAGTGGGTGATGTGGATCGCTTTAGAACACCACGAGGAGAGTTCACGAGGTATATAAATTCAGGAGGACGGGATAGCAGTTTAGGCCGTAAAAGTGTCTCTAATTACATAAGAAATTCTTTGGGTGGTAGTTCAAATGCGACACAGAGAATGGGAGCTGCTAGAAGCAGTTCTGCAAGATTATTAAATGTTGCAGGTGTATTTGCTTCAGGTGGTGCAAGGGCTGTTGAACAGTATCTTTCTATAGAGAATCTCTCACATAAGACAGCTAGTGACGCATTTATAGCTATTACAGACTTTATCTGTCCAGATGGGGGACCACAAGATGAAGGCATTGCGAGGTCGGCTTATATTTCCGCAATCGAAGAATCACCAGAAATAGCTACAATTAAATTTGAGGATTTGACTTCAGAGCAGATTATGGTGATTGTGGAACGCACCATGGCAAATGCGATATTTAATAGAATCACGAATGATATTGGTAACAAGATTATATTGTTGCCGCAAGAACGAGCTATATCAGACAGATTAATTGTTCAAATGAAGGATTTTGTTAAGGGTTCTGTATCGGATGCTGTTATCAATTTAGATATCAAGGCTGGAAATATTCGACAAGGTGATTCTTTAAGAATAGTGGACCGGGTGTATAAGGCAGCGTTTGAAATTATGGTAAGTGCAGGTGAAAATGAATGAGTCGATATAAATTAAGAGCAAATTATGATATTGAAAATATAGATTCGCAGAAAATGGATGGCACAGTTATTGTTGATGTCCCTATGCTTTCTAATGGCGAACTAAACTATGGATTAAGCCACATTAAGAAAAAATTATATGAAGAAAATGTGTATCCCTCTGAAATTGGATTTGATATCATGTCGCTTGCAACAATGGTTTATATGGCTGATACGCGAATTGAGAGAGTGGTGCATGGACAGGACTCTTGGACGAGAGAAATTGAACTAGAAATACCGGTATCAAATGTAGAGATATGGGACTCACAGATTCGTACGGTTGAACGTATGTTAAAATTTCTTACAGGAGATTTATGGAAAATTACGTTGTCGAGTAGAGCATGGCAGTTTAATAATTTGGAGGAAGTAAGAGAAAAATCAAATAAATATGATGAAGTATCATTATTCTCTGGTGGAATGGATAGTCTTATAAGTACCATTAATTTGATGGAGAATAAGAAAAATACCTTGTTAATAAGTCATGCTGGAGAAGGACTTACTAAAAATGCTCAAAAAAATATTGTGAATAAATTTGACTTGTTATATCCAGATGTTTTACATACATGGTTAGATTTGTGGATGGTGTTTCCACGTGATTATATTCCGGCAGGTGGTAATGATAACAATACAAGGAGTAGATCATTCCTATTTATCGGTTATGCCCTTTTTGCAATGACTGGCATGGATAATATCAATGAACTGTTAGTTCCGGAAAATGGTCTGATTGCTTTGAATGTACCATTGGATGAAACAAGAGTAGGTTCATTTAGTACAAGAACAACGCATCCATTTTATCTTTCTTTGTGGAATGAATTATTAGTGGGATTAGGGTTAAATCTATCAGTAAAAAATCCTTATTGGAATAAAACAAAGGGAGAAATGGCAGGGGAATGTAAAAACAAGGATGTTCTTTATGAGACGATGAAATTATCATTCTCATGTTCTTCACCAGGAAAAGCAAGATGGAAACAACTCAGTCAACAACATTGTGGTTATTGTGTTCCTTGTTTAATTAGAAGAGCTGCAATGCATAAAGCGTTTGGGGATGATGGAACAGTGTATACCGAAACGTCTATTTATGAAATGCAGAATAAAAATGCAGAAGGAATGGGAATTCAATTGCGCTCTTTCCAGTATGCAATAGATAAAATAAAACAGGATAGAAATCGTGCTTTATTTTATATACATAAGCCAGGTCCATTACCGCAGGATGATGAGTATTTGAGAGAATTAGCTGATACATATATACGAGGATTATTAGAAGTAGATGCTTTTATACAGGATAATTTAGCACAAGGGGATGAGAATAATGATTTATGATGCACATTGTCATTTAGATTTAATGGATAATATGCTAGAGTTTATAAATGAAATACAGAATTCTGATATGAATTTATTTGCGGTTGGAACTACACCGAAGGCATATAGTAGAGAAATACAATTTTGCAAGAATGCTAGAAATATTCATGTTGGTTTAGGGATGCATCCGCAATTAGTATCTAGTGGCTATGATGATATGCAGTTATTTAAATCTCTCATTGAAAAAAGCCATTATATTGGTGAGGTGGGATTGGATTTTAGTAAAGGATATATTCAGACCAAAGAATTACAAATAAATATTTTTAGTGAGATTGTTAAGTTATGTGAACAATACAGTGAAAAAGTGATTTCTATTCATTCACTTAAATCGACAAGTACGGTAATTGAAATTTTAAGAACATACAAAAGACAAAAGAGTAATAAATATATATTTCATTGGTTTACAGGTTCTATGCCACAATTAGAAAAAGCGATTGAATTGGGATGCTACTTTTCAATAAATCCGGGAATGTTGAAAACAAAATCGGGAATGGAAGTGATAAAAGCTATACCAATTGATCATGTGTTGTTAGAGACGGATGCACCATTTGCACTCAAAGTTCAACACATAGATGAAATAGAAAAGGAACTCAAAAGAACCATGTCGAGGATATCGGATGTAATTGGATTCGACATATCTGATATAATTAATAAGAATTCAAAAGAAGTGTTTTGCTACTGAATATTTAATGAAGAAACATTGATAAAGGCTAACTGATGACGTGCTACTAAGAAAGGATACTAATAGGAGTCACAATTTCTGGTTGGCTTTTACTTAATCTTCTATGATAGTGAAAGATGTTGGATATGGTATGATAAATGTGCGAGTATGCTTAGAGGTGATTTAAATGTATAACTTAACAAAATGTGCATTGTGTGGAAATGAAGCAGAATTGGAATTGAGCCATACAGTGCCAAAGATGGCTGTAAGGACATTAAAGAAAACAGCAATAGGTAATATTCGGAGTACAGAGAACCCTAACAAAACCATACAGGATAGCGAGAAGTTGTACATGTTGTGTGGAGATTGCGAGGATTTATTTAGTGAAAAAGAAACTTGGTTTGCTAACAAAATATTTCATCCTTATTTAAAAAAGGAGAAAACTATTTTTGACTACGATGAGAATTTGGCTTACTTTATAACTTCTGTTAATTGGAGAAGTCTTTATTTGGATATTTTAGATTTTGTTGAGAATTCAGTGGTTGGTATAGATGCGTTGGAATGTTTGATTGAATCTGAAAAAATAATGAATGAATTCCTGCGAGGAAAACGTAATGATTTAGGGAAAATAGAAAATCACATTTTCTTTTTTGATGACATAAAAGAATTATTTGTTGATGCGAGCAATTTTGCAGATTTGAAACCGCATGCGACTTTTCATAGAGGGATAGGTAGTTACACTTTTTGTTACGAAGATGAAAAGACCTATGGTACTTTAACAAATATGATGGGAGTAATACTTGTTACTCTTTATCATAAAGGGCAAAGAGAAGTATGGAATAATACAGAGATTTTGAATGGCGTGGGGCGTATTGAAGCGAAAGATCAGCAGATACAGAGTGTTTTTGGAAATGAGTTAATACATATCATGGAAACAGCAAAGAAAGCATCTGAAGCTATGAGTGTAGCACAACAAAAGAAAGCAGAGGATAGAATAAAGGCTGCTGGAGAAGATGTAAAAAATTATTCAGTTTTTCAAGACTGGATGAATGATATGGATTTAAAGAACAGAATCACAGATAAGTGATACAGAAGTGGGGGTAAAGGCTATCCCCATAAGAGGGGTATAAACCTTTTCGCAAAAGATGACGATTTCGCTATTTAGTATAAGAAGTAACTTTCACCGCATGTTGAGTCGGTAGTTCTGATGCAGTATTGTGGAAAATAAGAAAAATAGGCATGTTATACCACAAGATGTTGTGGTTTGAGGGCAAAAATTGGAGCAAAAAATGACCAGTTTTTGCCCTATTTTTTTCCACGTTTTTATAGATGCATAGAGGCAAAAAAGAGATTTTTAAGTATTTTGGGACAAAATTCAGAGAAAGGAAAAGAAACAGGGATGGAGAAAAAGCAGCACCCAAGTTACGGAATGATTCGGTTTGCAAGGTCCTCAATCGGTGGTTCAGGAACGGCATTGTTTGGAAGTTCCATCATGCATAATAATGTCATACGCCTGTCCATTTCAAAAGGCATGATGGAAAGGGAGGGCAACGAGGACTGGTTTTTGGCAGGGACAGACATCAATGACATGATCGTTGAGGTGGAGATGTCCTATACACAGTTTGCCGAAGCAATCACATCACTTAACATTGGAGAGGGGATACCGGTTACCATTACAAAAGTGAATGGGACATTCGTTGAACCATGCCCATACAGTGACAGGCAGAAAGTAATGCGCCGGGAAGTGGATGAAGCAACCCGTGACTTGGTGCGGCAACTGGAAAAGAGGTCAGAGGAGATTGAAAAACTTCTGGATGAGAAACGTGTCCTGAGCAGGGAGGACCGGAGAAATATCGTCTCGACATTGAAAAATGTACGGCAGGAGTTAAAAAGTAATATCCCATATCTGCAGAAACTGTTTGCTGAACAGATGGATAAAACCGTGACAGAGGCGAAAGGGGAGTTTGAAACTTACCTGCAGAACAAGATGAACAGCATTGCACTTGCAGCAATTTCAGAACAGATGAAGCAGGAGGAAATCAGTTTAAACAGAAACATGATACCGGAACTGGAAGTACAGGAGGGCGGGGAAGAGGCAGGGGAGATGGAAGCGGGAATGCACATGGACATGTAAGGCGGTACTTATTTTAGAAATGAAATGGGTACCGCTATTTTTTTATCCGAAAGGAAGGGGATGAAGTGAAGCGCAGAAAAGGACATGAGATAGACTATGCAGGGAAAAAATATGTTTCACTGCATGAACTGTGCGATGACCTGGACCTGCCTTACTCTCCGCTGGCACATAAATATTACAGGACAAAAGATATTGAACAGTCGGTAGAGAGGGCAAAAAAGGTAAAAGATGCACAGACCTACACCGTCTGGGGCAGGGAATATAAAAGCCTGACGGATATTGCAAAGGAGTACGGGACCAGTGCCGCCGTCATTTCAAAAAGACTGCAGGACGGAAAGACAGCCGAGGAAGCCATCGCAGAAATCATACAGAAGGAAACATTTTCTTTCTGCGGAAAGGAATTTCATGGACTGGCACAGATAGCAAACTTTTATGGAAAAGATTATTCGCTGGTCTGGGAGCGGCTCAAATATGGCATGAGAATGGAAGAAGCACTGTTTCTACCGATCAGGCAGATGAACAAGCCGCAGTATGAAATAACCTGCCGCGGAAAAACCTATCAAAGCAAACGGGCATTCGCAAGGGAAAATAACATCGGGATTGTCTGCATCCGTGAGATGATGGAGAACCATGGAGTGGATTTTGAAACAGCCGCGGCCATCCTGCTGGAGATAAAGGAAAAGGCAGGCATCCCGGCAGAGCAGATGATAACCAGATTCCCGATGTGCATGATCCGGGGAAAGGAATACCGCACACTGATAGAACTGGCAGCGGAGCTTAAGATTTCGGCAGCGGCGGTCAGTACCTACAAGAACAGAAACGGCTGTGGGGGAATTTTGGAAACACTCTGCCAGATGCAGAAGGAAGAGAGGGAAACCTATTTTCTGGATGGCAGGGCAGTCTCATATAAGGAGCTGATGCAGATGGGATATACTTCTGTATCATATCAGACGGTCCCGAAAAAGAAAATTCCGTTATACCCACAGCTTGCAGGGCATGATTTTGTTACAGGCTGTGTCGATGTCGCAAAAATTTATGAGGAGGTCAAGTCAGAAAGGCTGGAACAGGAAAAAGGGATGCAGATGAACATGTAAGGCAGTACTTATTTTAGAAATGGAATGGGTGCTGTCTTTTTTTATGGAAAAAGGAAGGAGACAGATCGGATGTCGGGATTTTTTTGCAACAGTCCAAGACTGCAGTTATTAGAACGGCAGATGCGCCAGCCGCCGGGATACCGTCCCAGAGGGCATGGGTGGATGTTTGACATGGAAGAGTGGAAAAGCAGGGGAAATTATTCGGAGATTGTGGACTGTGTCATCAGCCGGATGCAGATGGAACATTTAAAGAAAAGAATACAGGAGGTATTTGGAAACGCAGAAAAGGAACTGATTTTTTATGACAGCAGGCACAGAAAAGATTTTTCTTCCCTGCTGATTGGCAGACGGAAAAAGAACCTGTGCGGACTTCCGAATTATGCCGCCGCAGTATTTCTTCTGTCTGCAGATGAAAACCTGTGGGAGAAAGTTTCTAAGCAGGTGCTGGATACGGGGATTTATTTTGACCGCATCCGGCTTGGCAGCGTCACACTGGAACAATATATCTTGTTCCATGCGGCTAGGGATGTGTATCTGGGGACAAAGCATATCCGGCTGTCGGAGCTGACCGACAGGGAATTGATACCGGATGAAATCTTTAGGCTCATCGTCAATGCATTCGTGATGGAAAGGTATGGGGTGGACATCGTGGAACGGGAGGTGTGGAATGAAGATTAGAGCAAAAAATGGGGGACAGACTGTAGATATAACTCTGCCGGCAACGGACATGGACATGCAGTATTGCATGAAATGTATCGGGATAGAAGATATTGTACCGGTATGCTGTATCAGTGAGGTGTGGGATGAACCGTCCTATTTTGGGTTCCTGAAAGGCCAGACAGTCAGCATGGACGAACTTAATTTCTTAGCCAGAAGGCTGGATGGAATGACGGAATACGAAAAAAGAGTGGTGGGTGTCTACAGCAGTGAAACAGGCATCCGGGAAATGAAACAACTGATCAACCTGACTTACAGCCTGCAGGGACTGTCCCTGCTCACAGACTTGACGGACGGAAACCGTGTCGGGCTGAGACTTTATCTGGACCGGCATCTTGCAATCTCAGAAGAAGAAAAGAGCAAAATGGATTTTAACGCATATGCACAGAAGATTTTTTCAGAAGGAAAATGTAAGTTCCTGCCACATGGGATACTGGTAGATCAGGGATTCCAGATGGAGGAGGTCTATAACGGAAAAACCTTTCCAGAATACATCGACAGACCGGATGAAACCGTGTCGGTTTTATCTCTTGAAAATGAGGCAGGGGATAAGGAATACCTTTATCTTCCAACGGACATCAGTGCCATGGATAAGGTAAAGAAAAGACTCAACATCGCAGCATTTGCTGAAGGCATTGTGAACGGGATAGAAAATATCCGGCTGCCGGAAAGCATCCTTCCTTCCCCGGAAGATATGTGTATGTCTCTGCAGGGTGATGTCCAGAAACTGACTCTTTTTAATGAGATGTGCCAGACCGTCAGCTGTTTTGATGAAGCAAAAATGGACCGGCTTGCAATGGCGGCAGGATTCGTGGGGACAAGTGAATTTACTGATATCACTTACATCGCAAAGCATCTGGATGAATTTGAAATACATCCGCAGATACATACGGATAAAGAGTATGGGGAATTTCTGGTTAAAGAAGCGGGGATGTTTGAAGTTGATGAACTTCTCCTGCCGCATATTGATTATGCCGGGGTTGCCCGTGATAAAAGACAGGCAACGATGGCAGACAGCGGATTTATTCCCGAAGGCTTTGTTGGCACGCAGCGGGCAATCCATGAGTATCAGGAATATCAGGGAGAGTTTGCCGATCCGCTTGAAAAAAACGGGATACCCTGTGAAACGTTCTGTCTTTACAATTCGCTGATAGGGATGATGTATCAGGATGGAGAGGAGCAGGAAACGCTGTACCGGAGTGAACTGGCAGATTATGAGGAACAAATCCAGAAAGCCATCCTCAAAGAAAGGCATGTGGAAGAAGAACCGAGGGGACTTATGCATTATTTTGACGGGAACAGACAGGTGGCTGAAAAAGTGATTAGTGCATTCCCCAAAGTGCAGAACATCCGGGGAGAACTGTTCGGAGTTCTGGAATGCAGTATCTGCCAGCCGCTGACACAAAATGAAATCTATGAACTGAAAAATTACTGGGACGGACAGATGAGTGACGGCTGGGGAGAAGGCTTTGAACAAAGACCAATCTATACACAGGAGGGAGAACTGTATGTCAGTTTCTGGACACAGGAAAGACACTGGGGCGTCATGACGGAGGAAGAACTGGACAGAATCTGGAACCATGGCATGACGCAGACCCTGTAAAAAAATAATATTCTGCTGGATATGTGCTGGTGTATGTAGTATTGTGTGTCCCAAAGAAAACAAGGAGGCAAACAGATGAAATTGGATGATACAGTCATGGTGCAGTTTTTTGGGGAGCTTATCGAATCATACCGCCAGCAGATCATGGATCAGGAAGAGGCAAGGGAACTTTCAAAGAAGAAAAAAAAGTTCCTGGCAGACTTAAGAAAAGAACTGGAGCTGCCAAACCCGCAAGCGTACAGGATGGTGACAGAACTTTTTGGATGCATGTTAGACATCAGCCAGATCAAACAGGAACAGCTTTATATACAGGGAATAAAGGATGGAATACGAATCCGAAAACTGGTAAAAGAAATCGAGGAAGGTGAGGAATGTTAAGAAGGGAACAGATAGAACGGCTGAAGGAGAGATATCCTGCGGGTACCGTGGTCAGGCTGGGGCAGATGGAAGGGGAACACCAGATGCCGTCCGGCATGGAGGGAAAAGTAATTGGTGTGGATGATATCGGACAGATACATGTGGAATGGGAAAATGGAAGCACGCTGGCTCTGAATGTGGAGGAGGATGACTTTACTGTCGTACCGCAGAAGGAAACCCTGTCCGAAAAGAAATGCAGGGAATTTTTAGGGAAAATAAATGAGATATTAAAGGAAACAGATTTCTATCTGCTGAATGTGTCATGCAATGGGGGGGATACCGCCTATGCTGCCCAAAAGCTGCTTGCCATGCATCAGGCATTTGAAACCGTGTACGGGGAAGGATATGTGGATGAGGAGTATGGGATGGTGATGATGCCGGCGGTGGTCTGCGGAAGGGATTCCGGCATACGCACGCTGGCACTTGTCACGCTTGATCTGGAGTCTTCCGGGGAACACTTCGGAACGATTTTCATGACGCCGGGCGGCATGATGGAGCAGGAGAGCAGCTCCCTGAGTGAAAAACAGAAACAGGCACTGGCAGAGTATTATATCCCATATGACTACTGGTACACACCGCTTGTGGAAAGGGACCACCATGTGGATTTTACACAGATGCCGGAGGAGGTGGCTGACATCCGCAGGATGGTGGACGAACTGCCGGTGCAGGGGGAGGCTTTCCATATGAATGAACCAAAATAGGAGGAAAAAATTTTGAACAGCATCATAAGCTGGGTTGGCGGCAAGAAAGCACTGCGCGATCTGATCTATCTGCGCATGCCGAAAAACTATGACCGCTACATAGAAGTATTTGGCGGTGGCGGCTGGGTTTTATTCGGAAAACCGCCGGATAAATGCATGGAGGTTTACAATGATTTCAATTCAAATCTTGCAAACCTCTTTTATTGTGTCAAGGAAAGGCCAATGGCACTGCTTCGGGAACTGTCCTTCCTGCCGCTCAACTCCAGAGATGAATTTACAACGCTGCGGAAATTTCTGGCCATGGAAGAATTTAAGAGTGAACATCTTGCGGAAGAATTGGAGATTGCAACGCACTTCTTAAAAGAACCGGAGGCGGCAGAAATCCGTGACATCCTCATGGAGCGTGCCGCAGTAGGTGATGTGAAAAGGGCGGCGGCATTCTATAAGATTATCCGCTACAGCTATGGGAGCGGATGCACCTCTTATGGATGCCAGCCTTTTGACATACGCAAAACCTTTACCATCATCTGGGAGGCAAACCGCAGGCTGAAGGATACCGTAATCGAGAATAAGGATTTTGAGGCACTCATCCGTCAATATGACAGACCGAATGCCTTTTTTTATTGCGATCCGCCGTATTTTGAAACCGAGGGACACTATGAGGTGGTGTTCCGTAAGGAAGATCATGTGAGGCTCAGGGATACCTTAAAAGGCATACAGGGAAAGTTCATGGTTTCCTATAACGACTGTGCCTATATCCGTGAGCTGTATCAGGACTTTCAGATTGAAGCGGTGACAAGGATCAATAACCTTGCACAGAGGTATGACAACGGAAGTGAGTTCCCGGAAGTGCTGATCGCAAACTATGACATGGAGGAAAGAAAAAAAAGCATGCCGATGCAGATGAATCTGTTTGAACTGTATGGGGAACAGAAAACGGTCCGGTGGAGGGGAAAGGAGACAGAGGAAGAGCCACAGGACACATAAAAAAGGAAAAAAGGAGGAAAACATGCTTCAGTTAGTAGAAATGGAAGGAAAGATGACGGAAAACGGGTGTATTGAGATTCCCGCAGTGGTGTTAGAGCAGGCTGGTATCTGTACCGGTGACACCGTGAAACTTGTGTATATGGCAGAGGACGGGGAACTTAAGAACACGGCAAAGGAGTTCCTGCTTGCAAGGGCAGGACAGGATGTGGCAGAGGAACTGGCAAAGGAGGAAAACATTGCGTTCCAGATACCGGAAGAATTATTAAGGGATGCCGGAATCCCGATGGACGCAGACCTTGACATTGTGTGTCAGGAAGGACGCATTATCATCCTGCCGTCAGAACTTGTGCAGGGGACGGAAGTGCCGGAGGAACTGCTTGCCATCTGCAGGGAGCTTGGCATCACGGAGGATAAGGTAAACATCATCTTGCGGACCACAGAGGAGGGGACGGATGAAAAAACCGGTGTATAAGCTGTTAGACGAAAAAGGACGTATCCTGATTCCGAAAGAATTCCGCCAGATGGCAGAGCTTGAGAGCGGGGATATCGTAAAGCTGTCCATGAGCAGTGGAAAGATTGTGGTATCCAAAGTAGATATCGTGGAGATGGGGAGTCAGGACCCGCAGGCAGTGGAAGCCTATGTAAATGCAGCGGTAAAACATATGAGTCCTGCAAAACAGGTGGCGCTTGCGGCAAGGATTCTGAAATTCGCACAGCAGGAGGGAGGTACGGATTGTTAAGGAATAAGTACAGGGCATTTGAAATCAAAGACAATCAGGTCAGCCAGACGCTGGTGGACGGGAATCTCTGCTCCATTGCAGAATTTATCCGGCACTGCAGTGAGGGAAGCATCATCACCCTGCACACCATGGAGGGCGAACCGTTTTTGATTGGACTCTCCAAGATGTTTGTATTCTGCGGGGACAAGGCATTCTTAGACAGGCAGTTAATCCCTTACCTGCGCAGCATGGGTGGGTAATGCGTATGAAAAGGATTTATGTTCAGAACGGGATTGTATTTTATTATGGGAATCCGGCTGGCTATCTGGGAGATGGGAAAGCAGTCATCGACTGCATGTTCCAGAAAGAGGAGCTGGTTTCGTTTGTGAAGGAACAGTTTTTGGTGGAACCCGTATTCCGGGAGGGTGTGTATGACCGGCTGTCGGAGGGAGGTGGTGTCAAAGAGACAGCGGAGGTCAGTATCGGGGAAGGGAGGAGGCTTAGAATCTATCAACTGGGACAGGACAGTCCAATCATGATGCGGTTTATCAGTCTGGCAGAGAGAAAAAAGAGAGGGTATGACAGACCGCGCAGGGAGGAATATGTCAGAGTCTATGAGGGGGAGATAGAAAACTATAGTCTGGAGGAAGTCTGGGAGAAATACGGACGGAGAGTACCGGAAGGGTTTCAGGGACATGCATTGTCCATTTCGGATGTGGTCGAGTTTGCGGATGGGGAAGTCAGCCGCTTTTTCTATGTCGAGCCATCCGGGTATGAGGAAATCAGATTTTAACAAGGAGGAGCATTATGCCAAAGGCAAAAACTGCCCAGAGCCGGGCAGAAACCACAGAACAGCTGGCACCATCCGGAGCAGGGAACAAAGAAAACTCCCTGCTCCAGTTTGATGTGCGCATCCAGTCCATCCGGCCGGGGGAAAGCATCAAGGGAACGGCATCCGTAAACATCAACGGGGCATTTGCAATCCGGGGTGTCAAGATCATTGAGGGAAGCAATGGACTGATGTTGTATCATAAAAGTTGACACCACATTCTCAAGGATTTTGATATAATCAATACGAGAACAGGAGAAAACATTATGGCA